TCAGGGAGCCTCTCTCCGATACAGTCTAAGACGATGCAAGACAGTCCTTTTACGCTCAGACCTAACCCGAATCAATGACAGATAAACCCAAAAAGAAACTACCGCTACGAGGGGCAACTGAGCCAAGGCTTCACAGCCCATATCTTAAGGGCAAATCTTTAATCGCAGATGTAGAGGATCTTTGTAAGATAGTCGGAGTGCCATTATTGCCTTGGCAGAAGTTTGTTTTGACAGATATGTTGCGCGTGGACACTAAAGGTAAATTTGTCAGGCGTACTTGCCTTGCCTTGGCAGCTCGTCAAAATGGCAAGACTCACATGGTGCGAATGTTGATACTTGCACATTTAATCAAGTGGGATAGCAAGAACATACTTATTATGTCATCAAATAGAAGCATGGCCTTAGACACCTTTAGACAGGTTTGTTATCTACTAGAGAATAACGATCATCTCAAAGGCTTTGTCAAACAGATCAGATACGCTAACGGTACTGAGTCAATAGAGATGCTAGATGGCACTCGGTTAGATGTTGTAGCTGCTACGAGAGACGGATCGCGTGGTCGCACAGCAGATTTCTTGTACATAGATGAGCTTCGAGAGATTACAGAAGAAGGCTATCGAGCAGCAACACCTACGACACGCGCTAGGCCTAATGCTCAGACATTATTGACATCTAACGCTGGAGATGCTTTTAGCACAGTGTTAAATGACATGAGAGAACGAGCAATTTCTTATCCACCGAAATCTTTTGGATTTTATGAGTATTCTGCGCCACAGTATTGCAAGATAGATGATCGCAAGGCTTGGGCTATGGCTAATCCAGCTTTAGGTTATACAATTACAGAAGAAGCTCTAGAAGAAGCTGTGGCAACCTCTCCTATAGAAAACATCCGCACTGAGCTATTGTGTTCGTGGATAGATTCTCTTTCGTCACCTTGGCCTTCTGGAATTTTAGAAGAAACATCCGATAACACGCTAGAAATGTCGGCTGGGGCTTATACTGTATTTGGTTTCGATGTCAGTCCTTCAAGGCGAAACGGATCATTAGTCGCAGGACAGCTTCTGCCAGATGGAAGGATTGGCATCGGGATCTTGGAGACTTACAGCTCTCAAGTGGCCATCGATGAGTTAAAAATGGCAGCATCAATTAAAGGATGGTGCGATATATACAAACCTCGCCTAGTTTGCTTTGACAAGTACGCAACCCAAACTATCGCTGATCGACTTTCCAATAGTGGTGTTATGGTCGAGGATGTATCAGGCCAACAGTTTTACAAAGCCTGTGGTGATTTGTTAGAAGGCTTAGTTAATCATCGGGTAGTTCATAATGGTCAAGCAGAGTTAATCCAACAGATGAATAACTGTGCAGCTAAGGTTAATGACTCAATGTGGCGTTTAATAAGGCGCAAGTCAGCTGGAGACATCTCAGCACCTATTGGCTTAGCGATGGTTGTGTCGAAGTTAATGATTCCTGCACCTAAGCCTCAGATTTACACTTAGACACACCCTCGGCGTGTTGTCTATTTACTTGACAAATGGTATTCTTTATGTCTATGGGTATCTTTTCTCGCAAGCCACAAATGTTAGAGGCTCAAGTCGCACCTCAAATAATGGGCGATGGAATAAACTCTATCTACAGTTTTACATTCCCCACAATAGCTCGCCGAGATGCTATGTCAGTGCCATCAGTAAAAAGATGCCGCGATCTTCTCTGCACTGTTGGATCTATTCCTTTAGAATACAAGAAAAAATCAACAGGCGAAAGAATACCTGCCCCAAGATGGGTAGAGCAACTATCTAAGTCTCAACCACAATTTGTAACAATGAGCTACTTAGTAGATAGCCTTCTATTTTATGGTCAAGCATTTCTTGAAATTGTCGAGGTTTATTCTGAGGATCAACGGGGTGCATCATTTGAGTGGGTGGCCAACACTCGCGTTACATTTGACTTAGATGTCAATAATACATTTGTTACTCGTTATTATGTAGATGGTTCACCTCGACCAATGTCAGGTTTAGGATCTCTTGTAACATTCCAAGCATTTAACGAAGGCGTGCTAACTACTGGCGCAAGAATAATTCAAGCAGCTATTGACATTCAAAAAGCTGCATCAATAGCAGCACAAACTCCAATGGCTACAACTGTGCTTCGCAACTCAGGGGCTGATCTTCCACCTAATGAAGTACAGGCTCTTTTAGCATCTTGGAAAGCAGCTCGTCAAAATCGCAGTACAGCATATTTGACCTCGACTCTCGAAGCGCAGAATATTGGCTTTAGTCCTAAAGACATGGGCTACCAAGATGCGATTGAAGAATTGGCAACTCAAATTTCAAGATTGTGCGGAATCCCAGCTTATTATTTGTCAGCAGATCGCAACACATCGATGACATATTCAAACATTCTTGATGAAAGAAAACAATTAGTAGCACTAGCGTTCCAACCTTTTATCTCTGCAATTGAACAACGCTTGAGCATGGATGACATTTCTACGGCTGGTCATTATGTCAAGTTTGATTTAGATTCCACTTTCTTGCGAATTGATCCTATGGAGCGATTGCTTGTCTTGGAAAAAATGCTTTCGCTTGGCTTGATTACAACAGAGCAAGCGATGGAAATGGAAGACTTAACACCTAACGGAAGTGAAGGCTAATGGAAACCTTGTACATCGAAGCATCATCGATTGAGTGTTCAGAAGAACGCCGCGAAATCTCTGGCAAGATTGTTCCAATGGGAACAGGCGAAGTTGGCAAAACTAATCTTGGTAATTATGTCTTTGCGGCAGGATCAATCGACATTGAAGATGTGTCAAAGATCAAATTGCTAAGCCAGCACGACATGAAAAAGCCTGTAGGTCGCATGGTTTCATCAGAAGAAAAAGAAGATGGCATTTACGCAACATTTAAGTTAAGTCGTTCAACAGGTGGTAATGACGCTTTAATTATGGCACAAGAAAATCTGGTTACAGGATTAAGCATTGGTGCGGAAATTATTGCATCACAACCATCACGCGATGGCTACACAGTCGTAACATCGGCTAAGTTAAAAGAAGTTTCTCTAGTTACAGAGCCAGCCTTTAAGTCTGCTCAAATCCTAGAGATCGCAGCAGAGGAAGTTACCCCTGTTGAAGAAAACCCAACTACAGAAAGCGAGACTCCAGTCGTGGAAGATACCACACCAGTCGAAGCAACACCATCAGTAGAAGCTGCGGCTGTCGAGGCTGCTCGCCCTACTGTTTCAGCGATGTACTACACAAATCCAATAATTGAAGTAACAAAGCGCAATTACTTGGAAAACACACTAAAGGCTAATCTTTTTGGTGATGATGACTCTCGTCAATGGCTACGCGCTGCTGACAACGATCAGACAACAGGTGCAGGATTTATTCCAACACCACAAAGCACACAGTTACTTAACTTCCTTTCAAACGCAGATCGACCAATGATTGATTCAGTTTCTCGCGGTACAATGCCAGAATTTGGAAAAACATTTGAACTTCCAAAAATTACTGAGGTTCCTCTAGTCGATCAGATCGATGAGAATGGTGCAGTTACAGAATCACAACTTGAGGCATCATTTATTACAGTTACAAAGAAGTCTTTCAAGGGTCGTGCAATTACTACTCTAGAACTTCTCACAAATTCGACACCTGCATTTTTAGATGAACTTCTAGTTCAGATGGAATATGCTTATGCTAAAGACACTGAGGAATTTGTAACTACAGCTATTCAAGGCGCAGGAACTCTCAATGCAACAGCACAGGCTAACTCAGCCGATGGATTGCTAAAGTATGTATCAAGTGCCGCAGCAGCAGTTTATTCAGCATCACTTGGCTTTGGTCGTAACATCATAGTTACACCACAACAATGGGCAAATATCATGAGCTATAACGATAATGGTCGCCCAATCTACATTGCGGCAAATCCTCAGAATAACGCTGGTGCGCTTTCACCTCTTAGCGTTCGAGGATCAGTTGCAGGTCTTGACCTTCGTGTATCTCGTTACATGCAGGGTTCTGGTGGAGTAGGTACAGCTGATTACTCAATGGCTGTTATTAACCCAGATGCATACACATGGTACGAGGGTGCTCGTCAGCAACTTCGCACAAACATTAACTCAGACGGAACTGTAGATATTCTACTATTCGGTCAGGGAGCATTAGCTACTAAATTAGCAGCTGGCGCAAACTGGTTTAACCTAACCTGATAACTAGGTAACTAAGTCGCTCTGGGGAGTAGTAGCCCTCTACTCCCCAGAGTCTTTAGTTAGGTTTGCAAATGGCTCTTAGAACTGTCGGAGATCTCCGCAGCACTCTCGGAGTCGGTACTTTGTATCCAGATGCTACGCTTCAAGAAGTAGCAGATGCCGCAGATGCAGTCCTTATTCCTATGTTATGGGCTCCTAAATGGTTCTCAGTTGCTCATAGCAATGTTGTAGGTACAGGCACTTTATATTTTAATGAAGATATTCGCGACACTTTTTATGTAGGTCAAAGCGTAACAATTGCTAACTCAGGTAATTTATATGCTGGCACTAAAACAATTACAGCAGTCGGAGAATACTCAATTAGTGTCACAACGACACACTCAACAGTTCAGTCTTATCACCCAATTTTTCCTTATGGAACTGTATCTACTGTAACTTACACAGACTGGACAACAGATACAGCAGTACAAAACGCAGCCTTGATGATCGCTGTTGAAATCTGGCAAGCAAGAACCGCTACCCTTTCAGGTTCTAATGCCATTGACTTCCAGCCCTCACCTTACCGAATGAGCGCACAGCTACTCGCTAAGGTCAGAGGATTGATCGCACACGCACTAGACCCTCGCTCGATGGTGGGATAATGCCAGTTGCAGTCACAACCCTTCGCACAACATTAGCCACAGCATTAGTCGATAATACTAAGTGGCAGACATTTGCCTTTCCACCTGCCACAGTTCTTGCTAACTCTGTCATTGTCTCTCCAGATGATCCTTATCTAACACCTAGCAATAACCAGCACATCACTATTAGTCCAATGGCTAACTTTAAGATTATTATTACAGTGCCATTGTTTGACAATGAAGGCAATCTCAACGGAATAGAAGATGCAGTCTGTGGCGTGTTCGCTAAGCTCGCTGCATCATCTTTGACCTATAATGTAAGCGCAATAAGCGCACCTAGTATTCTCAACGCTGCATCGGGTGACCTACTCAGCTGCGAGATGTCCGTCAATATCCTTACGAGTTGGAGTTAATATGTCCGAGTGGGAAAAAGAAAACGAAGCCTTCCTGATCAAAATCGGGCAGGTAGCACCAGCATCAAAGCCAGCACCTACTAAGAAAGACGAGGAATAATCTCATGGCTGTATTTCTAAATAACAATGTGGGCGTGAAGATCAACTCTGTCGATCTATCTGACCACGCAACAGCAGTAACAATTAACCGAGTATTTGATGAACTAGAAGTAACTGCGATGGGTGACTCATCACATAAGTTTGTAAAAGGCTTAGAATCATCTACAGTAA